GAAAGAAGCAAATAAAAAGATAAATGTAAATGATGATACATTTGGCAACTCCAGAGAAGATCGTAAAAAAGCAAAAATAGAAAAACGAGTTAGAGAACACATCGCTGAAATAAAGAAGAACAATCCAGAACAGTATGAGAAGATCAAAAAGGATGCTATAGATAAAGGTAAAGCTTCTGAGATAAAATACTTTGTGGATGATATGGATAATAGTGAACTTCAGTATGTTATAGATAGATTAGATAAGAAAGCCAAAATAAATTCTTTATCTAATAAAGAAACAAAGACAAATTGGGATAAAGTAAAAGACATAAGTGATAAGATGAAAATAGTTGCAGACTTTACAAATAATGCAGCTAACATCTACAATAATCTTAGTCGTTTAGCTCCAACTGAAGATCAAAATAAGAAAAAATGAGGTGATACTATGGGATTTAACATAGGAAAAGCGATGTCAATAGCTAGTACTATTGGATCAGCTATCGATGTCTCTAGTATAACTAGTGGTATAAATGTTAATGCTGGGATGTCTCCATCACAATTACCGGGATTAGCCTCATCAATAATGGGTAAGTTAAATTCTAATAAAAGTACAATAATGAATCAGATAAGTGAAGCATCTGCTCAAATGGATGTAGAATCTATGGTTAATTCAATTGACATAGAAGGAAAAGCAAAAGATATGATGTCTAGCCAAGGTATGGATATTAATCAGATAAATTCTATGTTAAATAAACAAGGCATAGATCCAGGTTCATTAGGATTAAACGAAGGGCAAATAAATTCTATGATAACAAGTTCAGTAAATGAAATGATGAGTAATATTGGTCTTGATAAGATCAATTATGGTTAGGAGGGCTTAAATGTCAACATTTAGAGAAAGATTAAAGAATTCATGGAATGCCTTCCTGGGTAGAGATCCTACGGTAACTTATAAGATGGATATGGGTCCTGGCTATTCATATAGACCAGACCGTACAATATTATCAAGAGGAAATGAAAGATCAATAATAACAGCTATCTATAATCAGATAGCTATTGATGTATCTAATATAGATATCAGGCATGTTAGAGTTGATGAAAACAAACAGTACTCTGATGATATTGATTCTCCATTAAATAATGCACTGCTTTATAATGCTAACTTAGATCAGACTGGTAGAGCATTAACAAAAGATTTAGTATTATCCTTATTTGATGAGGGATGTGTAGCTGTAGTTCCAGTATTAACATCTGCCAATCCAAGAATAACAGAGTCATATGATATATATAAACTCAGAGTTGCAAAGATCATGGAATGGTATCCTCATGATGTTAAAGTAAAAGTTTACAATGAAGATACTGGAAATAAAGAAGAGATTGTGCTTCCTAAGAAGATGGTAGCCATAATCGAAAATCCATTTTATGCAATCATGAATGAACCAAACTCAGCGTTTCAGAGATTGCGTAGGATCTTAAATCAGGTTGATAGAACCAATGATCAGAATTCCGCTGGCAAAATGGATCTTATTATACAGCTTCCATATATTACCAAATCCACTACAAGACAGATACAAGCTGAGGAACGTCGTAAGAAATTAGAGGCTCAACTAGCCGGTTCACAATATGGAATAGGTTACATAGATGGAACTGAAAAGATTACTCAGCTAAATAGATCCATTACAAATAACCTTTGGGAACAAGCAAAGGATTTGATGGAACAGATCTATAACCAGTTAGGTTTTAGTCAGAGCATATTTGATGGAACTGCTGATGAAAAGACAATGTTAAACTATTACAACAGAACTGTAGTCCCGGTATTAGCGGCAATAACCGAAGAATACCAGAGGAAGTTCTTGTCAGATACAGCTGTAACTCAAGGTCAAGCCATTATGTATTTCAGGGCTCCCTTTAAATTAGTTCCTGTGGATAACTTAGCAGAGATAGCCGATAAGTTTACAAGGAATGAAATAATGACTAAGAATGAATTCAGAGCAATTCTTGGTATGAAGCCGTCTGATGATCCTAAGGCTGATGAGTTAAGAAATAGTAACATAAATCACCCTGATGAGGCTGAAAACCAGCAGCAGCCTATGATGGATGAGATGCCAGAAGAGCAAGGTGAAGTGTCAGAAATTCAAAATGAACCACAAGCTCCAATGGATGAGCAAACATTGCTAAACGAAATTATGAAGTTAGGAGGGTAATGCAATGAAATACGACTTTAGTGGATGGGCCACTAAAAATGATCTCAAATGTGCCGACGGTAGAGTAATTCGCCGAGACGCATTTAAGGTCAATGATGGCAAAAAGGTCCCTATGGTATGGAATCACCAGCATAATTCAATTAGTGATGTGCTCGGTCATGCTATACTTGAGAACCGAAAAGAAGGCGTTTATGCTTATTGCACATTCAATAATACTTCAGCTGGACAGGAAGCAAAAGAATGTGTTAAGCATGGAGATGTTGAAGCTCTTAGTATATGGGCTAACAATCTCGAACAGGATGGACATGATGTACTCCATGGAGTAATTCGTGAAGTAAGTCTTGTTCTTGCTGGAGCAAATCCTGGTGCATTTGTAGAATCCGTTATGGCGCATGGCGAGCCTCTTTATGATGATGAGGATGAAGCCATAATCTATAGTGGTGAGGATCTTTATTTCGAACATGCTCTTAAGAAAGAAGAGGATGATGAGGATGAAGATAAAGAAGATGAAACTGAGGATGAGGAAGATTCTGAAGAGGCCGATGATGCTGATGAGGAAGATTCTGAAGAAGAGGATGAAGAAGAGGATAAGAAGAAAATGAAAAAAGATCTTAAACATGCAGATGACGGTGGAAAGACCGTAGGCGAAGTTCTTGATGAACTCACAGATGAGCAGAAGAAAGCTGTCGCCATAGTAATAGATCAGGTTTTACAGGATGAAAAAGGTTCAAGTTCTAAAGAGGAGGACGATGAAGACATGAAACACAATATTTTTGAAAACGATGAGCAGCAGACAAACTACATCTCACATGATGATATGCAGAGGATCTTTGCAGATGCTAAGAGGCTTGGAAGCCTTAGGGATGCCGTAAATGAAGCTTTTGAAGAGGGCGGAGTTCTTGAGCATTCTATTCCTATGGACGGAATGACCGGACCTAGTCAGTCTACAGCTAGTCAGACTTATGGCTTTAGGGATCCTGATATGCTTTTCCCTGAGTATAGAAATCTTAACAATCCGCCTGAATGGATCTCCAGGAACATGGACTGGGTCCAGAAGGTTATGTCTGGTGTACATCGCTCACCTTTCTCAAGGATCAAGTCTCAGTATGCAGATATCACGGAAGATGCTGCCAGGGCAAAGGGTTATATGAAGGGTAATCTTAAGAAGGAAGAGGTATTCACTCTGCTTAAGAGAACAACCGACCCTCAGACAATCTATAAAAAGCAGAAACTCGACAGGGATGATATTGTCGATATCACAGATTTCGATGTTGTTGCATGGATCAAGGCAGAGATGCGTGTGATGCTTAATGAGGAAATCGCTCGTGCGATCCTTATCGGTGACGGTCGTCAGGCTGATTCTGATGATAAGATCCAGGAGAATCATATACGTCCTATAGTTAAGGATGTCGATCTTTTCAACATCAAGAAGGAAGTTGTTGAGACTCAGACTGAGAAGGGTGCTAAGGCGGTCATCAATACCGCGATCAGGGCTCGTAAGGATTACAAGGGATCCGGCAATCCGGTTCTGTTCACAACCGAGGACGAGCTTACTGAGATGCTTCTTCTTGAGGATGGTATCGGACATAAGCTTTATAAGACAGAGGCTGAGCTTGCAACCGCTCTTCGTGTGAGCGCCATCATAACCGTTGAGGCTATGGAGGGCTACAAGGTATCTATCAACAATGTCGACAAGGATCTTGTTGGTGTTATCGTTAACCTTTCTGACTATAATGTTGGTGCTGATAAGGGCGGCGAGATCAATCTGTTCGATGACTTCGATATCGACTACAACCAGTATAAGTACCTGATTGAGACCAGAATTTCTGGTGCTCTTATCAAGCCTTTCTCTGCTATAACCCTTTACAGAACTCCCGGTAATAACAGCAACTCATCTGTTAACCCTCAGGGTTAATAGTCTATAAAAATCCCTAGCGAAAATTTCAAAATGATTGAGTTTTTGCTAGGGAATCTTTCTTAATGGAGGTTAAGATGAAGTATTACGATAAGATAGGCTTCTGGAAAGATGATGTTGAGATCAGACCCGGAGTATATAAAAGCGAGGTCATAGAAAAGTATTATTCTGGTGATGTCTTAGAGAATAGATTACGCTGGGATAGTACAGAGCATCAGAGTGATGACCTAAATGTTAATAATAAAATTAGCATTATAGCTGATCCATATCTTAATGAAAATCTTGGCTCCATTAAATATGCAACTTTTATGGGCGTTAAATGGAAAGTTAAGGTTTTAGATATCAAGTATCCTAGAGTGATCTTTGATTTAGGGGGTGTTTACAATGGCGTCGACGCTTAATAAAAGACTAGAATTGCATGAGATGTTAAAAAACATTTGTGATAATGTTTATTTCTCACCACCGTCTAGTCATAAGTTGAAATACCCTTGCATAGTCTATAATAGAGACTTTACAAAAGTTAATTATGGAGATAATACCCCCTATACTCTTGATACTAGATATAGCTTAACGGTTATAGACCCAGATCCAGATAGTGAAATAGTTCCTCAAATAGAAAGACTACAAAAATGCTCATTTGACAGACATTTCGTATCTGATGATCTGAATCATGATGTATTCACTATTTACTATTAAGGAGGAAATTGACAATGAAACTTAATTGGGATGCGATAGGTGATCGCTTTTATGAGACTGGTATAGATCATGCAGTTCTCTACCATGTTTCTAATGGTGCTTATCCTAAGGGATATGCTTGGAACGGTATAACCTCTGTATCAGAGTCTCCTTCAGGAGC